GCATTGGCCGAACGTGGCTGCCGTCAGTTTTTTCAGTTCCGCGCAGGTCGGTTTGCCCTGGCTAGTGGTGTCCTGCGCGGGGAAGAGTCTGACCTTGTGCGCCCAACGGCTGCGTTTGTTGGTCGCGTCGTAGGTGAGCGTGCCGCCGATGACGGCCCAGGGGCCATGGGTGGCCGGCACGGTACGCTCGAAGCGCGATCCGATTATGGTGATGACGCGGGGGTTGCAGTAGAGGAACATCTGCGAGAACAGGTCGCCACGGAAGGTGATCTGGGGGAGTCGGACGCGCTGATTCTGGGTTTTCAGGTAGTTTTCGGCGCGCGTGGTGTCCAGGACGTTGATGTTGTTCTGCGCGGCGCCGGAATCGGCCCAGTTGACTGTCACGCTCAGGCAGTTCTCCCCCTCATACGTCGCTGTTTCAATCTGTTTGACGAGGCTGCCGTCCTGGGAGACCTCGTAGAGCTGGCCTGACGATGACGAAGCGAGTTTGAGATGGGAGTAGCGCAGTTCGAGCTGAGTGTAGTAGCTGTCCGGTGCCGTCAGGGTCGGGTTTTCGTCGATCAGCACGTTTTCCGCGTCAGCGTAACGATGATCACGAGTGATGTCGGTACCGTCGTCGCCGGTGATGATTCTCGCGCCGGCAAGGACGGTTTCCACGTCCCAATTGAGATACACGGCTTCAAGCGATGGCACCATGGACGGCTGACCCTTGTATGACATGAAGACAGAACGATTTATCTCAAGGGTGTATGTGCCGTTGATCTGTCTGGTCTTCAATGATTCCAACCAGTCCAGGAGACTTGATTTCTGGTCTGCCTTGATGCCAGCAAGGAAAGTGCTCCAAGGGAACCAATAGTTATTAATGCCGTCGTTGGCCAGCCACGCCTTGAATTGCGGGCCGATGTTGCCCTTCGGCCACCATTGGAAGCCCCGCACCATTTCCTCGTTCTGATTCCAGTTGGGGCCCTTGCGGCAGTCATTTCGCAGCACACAAACGCGATCCGACGCGGTGATGCTCAACCGGTCATGTCCGGCGTCGGCGGCGAGTATCTGCACGTCGGTTATGATGCCGTCGAACATGCAGTATCTCACCGGGTTGGGGCCGTTGTCGATGCCGTTTTCGGTCCAGTCCGGCGCGATGGTTATACGGTGCCCGGCGAGCGTCGTGTAGACACGGCTGTAATCGCCGTCCGGGTCGATGAACACGATCTTGAGCACGGCGGGCACGGCAGCGTCCCATGGCGCGCTCACGCCCCACTCGATGGTGAAGGGGGAGAGTGGCACGGGAAGGCCGGTGCCGTCCGCGCGTTCGGGCAAAAGCGTGTTGTCCAGGTACACGCGGCATTTTTCGGGAAGGCGGGTTGCGGTGCTCATAGTGCCAATTCCTTTCCCCTGACGCGCGCCCAACGGTCGAGGCTGCTGACGATTTCGCCGGCTACCTTGTCGTTGTCGAGATTTCCGTGAGCGTCCACGTTGATGTTGACGGTGAGCGATGTGGGCCGTGACGTATCGGTGCGGCTGAGCGGGGCGGCCAGTACCGCGCGGGTGAGGTTCGGCGTCGCGTAGGCGGTCGCCGCCAGCGGCGTTATGCTGCGCGCCATGGCATACTGCCGAACAGGCAGCGCGTAGGCTTGCGCGCTGTAGCTCTGCGCGCTCAAGCCGCTTGCCGCGCTGCTAGCGCCCGTGATCTTGCCCCATAGATCGGATACCCAGTTAAACGCCTTCTTGATGCCGCCGATTATGCTGTCGAACACGCCCAGCACCTTGTCTTTCAGCCCGCCGAAGAAGTTGGCGATGCCGTCCACTGCGCCCTTGGCGGTGTTCTTGATGCCGTCCCACGTATCGCTACCCCACTGCTTAATGCTTGCGCCAATGCCGGAAAGCCATGACACGAAGGCGTTCCACTTGTCGCTAATCCACTGGGCGGCAGCGGCACCGGCCTGCTTCACACTGTCCCAATTCATCGCCAACAACGCGATAACCGCGATCACGGCCACGATAACGGCGATGACCGGAAGGAAGGCGAGATTCATGGAACCCTGCGCGACGGCAACGATACCGGCGACGACGCTGTAGGCTGTCATGGCCGCGTTCAAAGTGACGATGATGGCGGCGACGGCGCCGATGACGCCGATAAGCGGCACGAGCCACGAACTGTTCGCCTGGACCCATGTGGCGAACTCTGCCAACTTGCTAGCGGCGGCGGTGAGGGCCGGCAACAGGGCTTCGCCCAATGCGGCCTTGGCGTTTTCAAAGCTAGCGGTCATGCGCTGCTGTTGTCCCTGTGCGGTGTCGGCCTCACGCGCGAAGTTGCCCACGGCCTTGCCGCTCTGCGCGGTGATGGCCGCTAGAGTGGCTTGCATCTTCGCGTTGCGGTCGCCCGACTGGTACAGGTCGCCAAGGCCCATAGACGCCGCCTGTGCCTGCAGGGTCGCGTCGTTAAGCGAGATGCCGTATTTCTCGATAGGGTCCATTTCGCCTTTGAGTGCCGAAGACAGGGCATCAACGGCGTCGGCGGTGGTGCCGCCGAACATCGAAGACAAGTCGGCGCCAAGGCCGATAAGCTCGTTGGTCTTGTTGGCGGATTCGTCCACCGACATGCCCATGTTCTGTAGCTGCGAGCCTACAAGCGTGGCAAACTCGTTGTACTCGTTTTTCGACAAGCCCACGGCCTGAGCCGCGTTTTTAGACCATTCCAGCATCTTGCTAGAGCTGTCGCCGAACACGGTTTCGACGCCGCCTACCGACTGCTGTAGGTCGGCGGCGCTTTTCGCGCACGTCGCAGCGCCCGCGCCGATGGCGGCAAGCGCGGCACCGGCAGCAACCGACGCCTTGCCCACCTTGTCCTTGAAGCTCATAGACGCGCGTTCGGCCTTGTCCATCGCGGCCACGGCGCTTGTGGCGTCACCGATGATTCGGATTGCCAGCACGGCGGACTTCATGCGATCACCTCACCTTGCTTTACGTCTTGCGTTCTCGGTCTCTTCGGCTTCGGCCTGCAACAAGGCCGTACAGGTGCCCCAATCGGCTTCTTGGGGCACCTGCTCACGCCGCCACTGCCACGGCGTGCCGCCGAAGCGGGCGGCTAATATGCAACTCAGTTCGCCGAAGCTGCCTGAGTCCCATTGGTCAAAAAATCCGGCGCGTCGTCACCTGACGTGGCCGTGTACTGAAGCACGTCGCCGCTGTAGGTCTCGGCGGTTTCAGCGTCGGTGGCGTCGTTGTTCATGTCCACCACGGAAACCACGGTGTCGGCCCACTGCTCGAACGGCAGCGTGGTCGAACCGAGCTGGCGGCAGCGCACATAGGCGGCATAGGCGTTGAGCTTCACCACGGCGTCAAGGGCGCTGCCCCAGCCCTTCGCCTTGGCGTGGGTCTCAGCCTGACAACGCTGCCACATGGTCACACACACTTCGTCCGTGTGCCCGTCCAAGTAGGTGATACGGGTGTTCGGGGTTTTGGTCTCGTTGCTCATTTCGATAGATCTCCTGTCGTGATTCGGTTGATAATCTTCTGCACCGCGTCCGCGTAAACCTGCGTCCACTGCGGTTCGGTGTTCTTCGCGGCCTTGTTGGCAAACAGGGTGGCTTTGATGCTGTGCTTGGGCCACCCGTAGTTAATGACGCCCGCGTATTTCACCTTGCCGTTGTTGCCGGCGCGCACGACGCCGGCTTTCTGGGTCGCGCCGGCGCGCACGCTTTTCGCCAGGCGGCCGGTCTTCTTCGGTGCCAGCGTCTTGGCCTCGGGGGCGACGATCTGCGCGGCCTGCTTGTTGAGGTCGCGTAGATCCTTCATGTCGGCGCCGGCCTTTTTCAGGCTTTTGGCGAGTTGGCCGGCGCCCTTGAGCTGCACGGTGGCGTTGCCGCCAGCCGCGTAATTGCCGGTCATACGCTGGGCGTGTACGTTTCAGGCGTAACGTCGATGGCTACAAACGAAAAGTCATTGCTGTTCTTCGTCTTCACGTCGCCGCCGAACTGGATGGACGCGATAACCACCGAGCCGGTGAGCTTCAAGCCGCCTTCAAGGTTCGGCACCCACTCGAACGGCAGAGTCTTGCCGCTGTTCTTGAGACACCAGACCTGTAGGCCGTCCATGCTGAAATCTTCCTTGACGCTGCCGGTGAGCGCCCACGTCTCGGTCTGCGAGCCGCCTTCGGTGTGGCCGTCGAGGAAGTTGTCGTTATCCTCGGTATCTGTCGAGGGTTCAAGCGCGGTGTTGATAACGTCCGCGCTGAAGTCCTGTTCGCTGCCGGTATCACCGATTTTCAGGCTACCGGGTCCAAGGGTGCGCACCTTTTTTGTCATGATTGTTCCTTTCAGTTGATTTCAAGGGGATTAAGGGTGATTTCGTAGGCTGCGAGATTGCCGACGCCCGCAAGACTGTAGGTGACTGGTTTAGCGGTCTTCATGTTCAAGTGCCGTTCATGCAAGCGTTCCAACACCGGAATGAGCAAGTCGAGGCTTTCGGTCTGTGTCGCCATCGTGCCCGCGATCAGGTTCACCGTCCACGTGGTGCTTACGAACTGCCAGCCCTCATAGGTGATTTCGGGCGGGTCGATAAGCACGGCCACCTTGCCTGGCAGTGGCCGGGCCTCTTGCGCGTCGATGGTCACGACGGTGACAAGAGCGCCCAGCATGTCGGTCAGCATGTCCATAAGCGTTTCGCGCTCGGTGATTATCTGGCTGTCACTCACGCGATCACCAGCCCACCGGTCGGCACGCCCGCCGCGTTGAGCTTCGGCCACACGCTGCGCAACGGGTCGGTGCTGACACGGAACGGCTCAAGCGTGCCGTCGCCTATGTTCATTACGCCTAACCGGGCGTCACGACTGTTGTACAGGTCGGCGGCACATGACGTGATACAGTCGGCGCGCACGGTGTCATCCACCGTGTGCCCGTCTATCGCGGCGGTCACATAGCTGATGGCGCTGGTGATGGCGCGTTGCACTCGGTCGGCGTCGCCGGCCGGGACTCCGATTTCGTCACGCACTGACGCCTCGTATTTTTTCCAGTCCACCAAGGCTGACTCCTTTCATGATGGTTGCTAGGTTACGGGATTTCACTGTGACGGGCACGACGGTTTTTACCGCTGGATTGACGGTGCTGGATATCGTCACGTCGGTTTTTCCCGGTTGTTTCCCGGTGATGGTGATGGTGGTCATTGGATCACCTCGATGCCGATAAGGTCGGTGCCGGCAGTGGTGGCGGTCACGGTCTGTGGCGCTGTGTCTGGTGTGATTGTGGCTTTGATCTCGGCATTATCGCCCGCGGTGATGGTTACGCTAGTCGGCATAGCGCTGAGTCCCGTGAGCGTCACCCTTTTGGGAACTTCACCGGAATGAGGCCGTCAACGTTGGTGGCCGCAACCGCCATGTAGCCGTAGACGCTGTAGTTCTCGGTGAGCTGGGTGGGGTCTCCGTCGCTGAGCTGGGTCGGGCCGCCGCTTTCCCATACCGTCACCGATTCGGGGTCGATGAAGCACGCCGTGCCGTTCGGGGCCTTCGGCAGCATTTGCACCGGCAGCCGAAGGAACTTGCCGGCGATGCCGGTCAGGTCGAAGTTGCCGATGGTGTCCGAGCCGTCGCCGGACAGGTCGAAGAATCGGGAACCGCTGTCTTTCAAGGCGATAAGCGAGGCCATAACGTCTTTGCTGACGCCAAGACGGGTGAGGTTCACGTTACGATCGTCGGCCAGTTCGGCGGCGTTCATAATCAGCGTGGCCCACTGGTCGATGGTCATGGCCGCAAGCGTGGCGGGCGCGTCAATCTTGTTGGCGTTCTGTGCCGCGTCGCGCTGAGAGGCGATGGTGTCGTACAGGTAGTTGCGGACGGCGGTTTCGGTCGCCTTCGCGTAGGCGTTGCGCAATGCGGCCAGTGCCGTGTTGAGCATAGGCGTGGTGGAACGCTCGATTACCTGACGGCTCAGGGTGGTGTAGCCGCCGTAGGTGTCGATTGACACGCTCTTGGTGCCGAACGTGACCTTGCCGAACTGCAAGGCGTTGCCCTCTGTGGTCTGTTTCGTAACGGCCGTGGTGTCGGTGCTGACCACGTTGTATTCCATGGTCATACCCTTGGCGGGCAACGTGTCGTGAGTGAGGATGTTGGTGACTTTGCGGCGCATTTCGATAAGGCGCAAGTCGTCGGCAATCCAAGTGCTGGTGTTGCCGGTGTTGCCGGTGGCGATAAGGTCGCGGCATTCGTGCATGAGCTGCACGGCGGCTTCGTCGCCGCGATAGAGCGCCTGAAGGTAATCGCCAGCGGTGCGGTACTCGCCGCCCACTGTCTTGTGTTCCGGCGCGCTGCCCTTGGCGATAGCCGCCTTCATGCTGCGCTGCTCGTCCCTGATGCCGTTAAGCATTTCCTCAAGTTCCTTGTCCACCTTTGGTTCCTCGCTTTCCCTATCGATTGTTGTTTGATTGTTGGTGGTCTGTTCCGCGCTGCGATGCCCGGTGATTTTCGCGGCCTCATAGGCGGGCCACGACACCACCGACGTTTCCAACAGGCGCACGCGCTTACGGTGGGTGATGCCCTGTTTGTCGGTTTCGGACTCGATGGGGATAAAGCCCACGCTCAGCGAGTCCAGAGCGCCGTCACGCAACAGGGCCACCACGTCACGGCCGCGCTGTGTGTCCGAAATGCGCGCCGTGATGTGCAAGCCGTCTTCGCGTGGCTCGGCGGCGGCGATACGGCCGATAAGTTCGCCATGCTGGTAGCAGAGCTTGGCCGTGTCCACGTCATCGAAGACACAATCAGAGTCGAACGTTTCCGCTCCCGTCCATGTGTCGATGATGGCCCCGAAGGGCACGGCCACGCCCTCAAGCGTGCGGCCGTCGCCGTCTGCGGTGCTGCGAAGGCACACGCCCTTTAATCCGATTTCATGCCTGTTCACTGGGGGTCTCCAATCTGCTGGGGTTCGGGTGCCGGAACCAACGGAGGCAGCGCCTCACGCGCGCGTACCTCGTTGACGGTCATCCACTGGGAATCAAGAGCGGCCTCATAGGCGTTGAACCGGGCGGCCATGTCAGCGCGCCTAGAGCTGTCCCAATCGAAGCGGGCCTCACGGCCACGCGGCAGCAGCACACTAAACAGTTCCTCGATCTCTCCGGTATAGGCCGAAAGCGTGTAGTCCGCGAACTCAATCCATGACTGCTCGATATTGCTGTAGGTGAGGTTAGAGCCGTCAACGGCGGCGAGCATGATGCTTGCGGGAATACCGAGCAAGCGCGCGATCTGCGTCGTGTCGAACTTCTGAGTCTCCAAAAACTGCAAATCGGCGGGCTTCATGTCCAACGGGACATACGTAAGGTTGTTGCCCAGCACCTTCACGTCGGCGGCGGTGCCCTGCGCCTTCCAGTCGTTCTTAGCCTGTTTCGCGTATTCGGGCGTCACCTTCTGCTCGGTCTTCAAGTAACCCTTCAAATTGCTGGAATCGGTGTAGAAGCGGGCCTTGTAGTCGCGGGCCATCTTCGCGCCTTCTACCTCTTCGCGTGCGGCGCTGATGGGGCCAAGGCCGCGCAGACGGCCCGGCACGTTCAGGAACTTGCAATGGACAATATCCGAGGGGCTGTAGTCCCGTCCCAGGTAGCTGTAGCGAAGTTTCGGCGCGGCGGGGTCGCTTCCATCGTCCGACACGACAACCAGAGACGGCGGCAGCACCTCACATGACACGATCTCACCGCCAAAGCGCACCAGACGGACGAATGCGTTGCCGTCCAACACCATGCTTGCCACCATGTCGGCCAGAAAGTCACGGCGGGAACGGTTCACGTCGGGCTTGTCCACAAGGCCGCTAATCGTGTCCAGCTTCAGGCCGTTGCGCATTTCGTGAATCGGCAGACCTGTGATTGCCGTCTGAAGCACCTGCACGCCGCGAAACACGGTGCTGAGAGCAAGCGGGTCATAGGCGGTCGCGCGGCGCGGCGGCATGATGCCTTCGGGAACGTCTTCCAAAGCGTCCGCGCCGCGCTTCAACACGCCGCCCGCCAGCTTCAGGCGCTGCCAGAGACTCAAACGTTCATTCATGCCGCCGATTATGCGGACTGGCAAACGGCCGCGTCCATCGCCGTGAGGTCATGCGGGGTCAAGTAGGGCCTTGCGGGGTCAAGTGGGGTCAAGGTCAGTAAATTTGCAACGGCCCGTCTTCCTCGGGCATGTGTGCGGCACCCCATGCGGCCAACATGCACGATTCGAGCGGGCTGGTGAGACCGGTCGAGCCGCGTCGGGTCACGCGCCAAGCGTCGCCCGCCCATGTGCGCGCGCTGTTGGCCGCGCTTGCGTCAAGATCGGGGTCGGCCGCGTGCAACACTGCCCTGTTGCTCAGACCACTCACGTAGGCTTGCCCCACGGTCAGGTAGTCGGCCGCGCTCAGTTCGCAGAACCTCAGTTCTGGCGTGGTCATGTGCGTGAGCCGGTCGGCCAAGTCGGCACTGGTGCCGCGCGTGTCTATCACCACCGGCGCGTCGTAGGTGTCGCATAGTCGCGCGATCTCGGCGGGCGCGTGGCCGGTGCCGTCCAGAATCTTGAGCAACTGGGTGGATATGGTGCCGTCATTGTTCACGATAGCCGCCGAAATGCTGGTATGGGTCGCGTCAACGTCAACGGCTACGCCGAACACCACCGGCCGTGCGCCCAGCTCTGACGGTGCCACCGGCGCGGTGAGGGTATCGGCCCACAACGCTTCGTCTATCACGCGATCGGTAACGCCTTCGTCCCGGCGGTTGCCGAACGCGCGCGCCCAACCGGCTGGATTGCCCTTGAACTGGTCGCGGAAATCCCGCAACTGGCGTTTATCCCATAACAGGCCAGCGGCGGGGTGATAGCGCATAATCACGTCAAGGTTCTCGGGGTCGGCGTCGGCGGGTATGCCGAAGTCGAACCAGCATGTACGCCGTGACACGTCACCCTCACGGCAAGCGTCCAAGCGCTTGTTGAAGAACGTGCTTTCTGCCGTGCCCTCGGTCGAGGTAATCCACAACTGGGGTTGCACGCCGGTGGCCCTCAAGCGGGTGGCCGTGGTCGGCAAGAAGCCGTCAACAATCGTGTTGCCCGTTTCCTCGCTGAGGCTGAAGGCTTCGTCAAGAGTGATCTTGTCGCCCTGCACGCCATGGCCCGCAACCTTCGTCACGCTCTTCGGCATGATCACGCTGCCGTTGGCGAACGGCTGGCGAAGGTCACCAGCACCGAGGTAGGGGCGGCGGGTTATCGCGGCCAAGGGCGAAGCCTGTACGACCTTCAGATACTTCTTGAAGTGGTCGCCCGCGTCCTTGCCGGTCTGAGCCAAATAATAGATATACCTATCCGGCCCCCACTGCGAATTACGGGTGTCCACCGCGTCAACAAGCGTCGATTTACCGCACTGGCGCGGCGTCGAGAGTATCACCGTGTCGTAGAAGTACGTGCCCGTGTCCGGGTCGATTTCG